AATCCAGGGAGTATCATCGGACGAGCCGGAATACTCCCAAGCGGGACGTATCTCAAATTTAAAACTATCAATAGTCACGTTCTTATCAAGGGAGTCAAGAGTGACATCGATGGACAGTAATCCGCTGAGGTTTTGCACTGCGAACGTCCCGGAGATGGTATCTCCCCGGATGGTATCCTGCATACTGTATCTCTCAAAGGCCTGTGAGAATCCTGCATCATGGGAAGTATAAATATCTGAGACCCATGATATTGTGGCGGCCCCGGTATTGATGCAAAACACTTGAATCCCCTGCGCCGGGAAGTTGATCGGAGGCAGGGAGATAGTATAAACCGCGCTATTGGTCCACCATTCGGAAATCATATCATTAATATAGAATGAATCGGCGAGGGCCGTTCCTGCATAATTTATCAGTTTATAATAGAAATAAAGCGGCTGATAATTGGCGGCGGCCCCGCCGGTGAATTTGCAATGTAACTGAACGTTAGTGCGGTGAAAGGACGAGTCAAAATCTAACCAGTTGAAATAATAGATAAACGAACCTATTGCGCCGGTGGCGATGCTCACCGTTTCGGTGGTTGCGTATTTTTGTCCGGTCGTAGCCGATAGCACATTAAGCGAACTGGTCGCATCCATTTTCGGCGGAGACTGTAGATTCTTTCCTGACTGCGGGAAGGCACATAATGCTATAGTCAGGATAAGCAGGAAGATGGCGAGAGTTTTCATTATGCCTCCTGAATGGCTTTAATAAGTTCTTTCTTGGTTGTTTCTGAGGTAATAGTCATTGCTATACCCAAAACTGCGGCATGTTTAATCAGGTCGTCTCTATTCATGCGCTTGAGTGCAGACCTGCTAAACTTCTCCGGCGGTGATTCTGCTGGTTCACCATCGGAATTAATTTCCAGCACGGGTTTCTTTTTCTGGACATTGAAATGGCCCCTATACTCTTCGGGGCATTCCAGTATTTCGATCCGGTCAATGTATCTCAGGGCGTGTTCGATATTTTCGTAACCAGCCCATCGGATGTCGTCTTTATACCATACATTCTCTGGAATATCCTCGGTAACACGATATTTTAAAAGAGGCTTTTTCATTTTGATTCTCCGTTATGGCAGGGAGATTTCTCCCCCTGCCTATTGAAATAAAGTAGCTTGCAACTATATATTACGTCCAAGCTGCGCCTTCTGCGGGTGCTCCGCCCATTACAATCCACAGTAATGAAGCGGCTGCCTGGTGTGCTCCGTTGGCATCGAGCATAACAGCCAAACCTGAACCGGTCTTGGTCGTAACGGTGCCGAGAGTTCCGGCTGCGCCGTTGGAGGTTGCCAGCACCTCGCCGCCGACCTGAGTGGTAGGTTCAACGAGTGCTTTAGTGACCGGGCCGACCATAGAAACATATCCGAAATCTTCATCGGGGATGGCGGTTCCAGGCATGGAATTGACCGACCCGCGAGCTATTCCGACAAAAGTTCTGAGGTCATCAGTAGCGGCGGCGGGAGTGAGTGCATTGACACATTTCGTGGTTACCGCGATCTTAGCGGTTGACTGCGTGGCGTTCACGCCGGAGGTCATGGTGATCGAAGTGATCTCCTGGTAGAGATTCGCAGATACCAGCACTGCGCTGGCAGTGACGTCGGTCAGAATGCCCTCGGTGATGGTCTCGCCGTATTCGTCAACACCGATAACCACGATGCCATCTGCAACCGCATCAAATACAGCGGTCGAGTTAGTGAATATCAGCCGGAAGAGGCCCTCTTCAGAGGTTAAATCCTCGGCGATAGTGAGAGCAGTATCCGCACTCTGTGCCCATGCAGTCGCAGTGACAACGGTCAGAGCAGTAGTATCCGGCACGAGAGCCTGGCCCTCGGCGATTGTCGAGCCGGATTTATTGCAGAAGGTGAACAGGTTTTCCTCAGCGGTCAACTGCTGTAGGGGAGAGGCCGCATCCGCTACTGACCGCTCCTGCCCTCCGGGGTTACGCGAGGAATAGGACTGTCCTAAGCCTCCCGCTGTCCGAAACGGATTGTGATAATATTTATTAGCCATTTTTCTTGGCTCCTATGTTATGATTAACTTAAATTGCTTGATTCAGATCGCCTTAGACGGACGATTTCTGATACATATATTGCATGGGATAGCCGTCGAGGGTGTCGGCGGCGTTTGAAAACTGCAAATCTGCCCTGAACGAGGCGACCATGCAATTCACGAGATTTGCGTGACTCCTGAATGATTCGACTTTTAGTCCGCGCCGGTCGCCGTAAATGACATTATTGCCGTTAAAGGCCATTCCGTTCATCTCGGTGTTGTTCGAGGCGGTGACGGACATTTTACCATCAGCCTGAGTCCGCTTCATCCCGGAGGTGATTATCGCCTTTAGCCCGGAGATGGACTGTAACACACCGTTACTGACAGAACTATTCATCCAGTTTGTGCCTGCCTGCTGCCCGATCAGGTTCTTGAGAAATACTGCGGTGATCGGATTCAAAGCGATACAGGGATTTCCGCCCGTTGCATATTTACCCATTGCCTGCGAAATCAGGTCGATGTGAGCCAGAGTCAGCACTGCGTTGGTGTCCTGATACCACGCGCTCCCGCCAGTTTTCAGGCAGTAGGTAACCATTCCCTTGACGAATTTGAAATAAGCATCGGTCGCCGGAGTCGCATCATCTGAGTTGACGTTCCCGGTCGCACCGGTGGACTTATCACCCATGATAATCGCCTGATCCAACTGTTCGCTCAAGGATGCCTGCATGTTTTTGGCAATGTAGGATGTCCAGTTGGTGAGAATGTTATCCTCGAGGAATTTGTCCGGGAAAGACGTTAACAGCGCCATTTGATTCGGAGTCCAGGTGATCTCACCGGTTTCGGGATCGGTTTCACTGATCTTGGTTGTGCTCAACCCTGAGCCGATGAGATACCCTGAGCGCCATTGCATGTCGGCAATTTCTGCCGGCATAGTCTGAGATTCGCCGGTGATAGGCATGTGGGTAATATTGCCCATTAAGGACGAGGGAACTCGGAGCCGTTCAATCATGGTTGAACCAGCAACGGTTTTCACGAGTTCTGCGCCGAATCCGGTTACATCGCCAGACATGGCCCGGTTCTGCAATTCATCATCATCGACCATCATACAGACATCCGCGCAGGCTTTATCAAATTTTTCGACGGTATCGAACCCGAAATAGGCTCGGATTTCAGGTAGATTGCCGACAGGAATCGCGGTCATCTCTCCGCTGGTGATCTTGCCGTTCATTATTCCCCGCAGACCTGATCTGATCTGCAATTCAATACTGCGATCTTTCAGGTCCTTGGCGAATCCTTTATTGTCGGCAGAAACGCCGGTGACATCGGCCATGCGCTGGAGAGCGGCCTCTTCGCGGGTTTTAGTATCCTCCATCATGCGCTGTTCCAATGCAACCTGAGCAGCCTCAATCTTATCAAGGTGCTCTTTGGTTACGGAAGCACTCTGATCAACGCGTAGGGAAACTGACTTAAAATCCTCAGCCAATTTCTGAACAGATTCATTGACCTCGTTTCCGCTTTCAGTGCCCAGCATATACGCATCAGCGGACGCCTGAGCCTTCTCTTCACTGTAGCCAAGCGAAACAAAATGCGCCTTAGCTGACTCTGTGTTTTTAAACTTTGCCATTAGAAACTCCTTCAATTATTTGGCAATATGTTTTGTTTATTTATTTCTTTAACTGTGATAGTTCATTTAAAGCCTTTTCATACCCCAGTCTCATCGCTCCATATTCGGGCAGGAGCACAATATAAGCTGTTTCAATGTCTTTGTAGCGTGATAATTGGCTCAGTGTATCGTCATATTTGCGCTGCAATTCCATGAATTCCTCGCCGCCGGGTAGTTCTGAGGGATTGAGGGCGGGGACGAATGCGCCGAATTTACGCATCTGATCTGCAAAATCGCTGTATTCTTCAAGATATTCTGAGCGTTTTGTGGCAGTAGCAACATCAAGTGAGCCAACTGACACAGACGATGCTTCGGAAAAAGATGCCTCTTCAAATGTGATGCTTTTCTGATTAGGGAACTGAGGTTCATCACTAATCCTTATCGGCTTGAACGATGCACTGACTTGGTGCAGGAAGCCCCTTTTATATTTGCCTAACAGGAATGCGCTTTGCGGATCGTCAACATCAAAATAGTAATTAGCGTCAAATATCTCTTTGGTTTGCTCAATGGAATTCAAGTCCATATTTGCATATACACCGCCGAAATCGTATCGTTGGTGCATCCACAAAAAGACGGGGTTCTTTTTATACCGGTCAAGATTCAACCCGGCAGGCATCACAACTGTATCGTGTGAATCAACTTTCCTTGCGGTTATTCTAAATCTGATTGTTCGCTCGTCCACATCGGTGTTTATTGCCCGTTGAATATCGGGATCAAATCTGTATATTATTTTATGTTCCATGTTGTCTCCTTATTTCGTAGGAATTACCGAGCACCGGCAGTTAATATCTGATTCAGCGACGCCGGTCGCGCCGGGAAAGGGGCCAACTGCCCCGTAAAACTTGACATTGAAATCCTCGTCTTTGGGGATGGTTACATTTTCCATCGGCAGATGTCCCTCTCGAACTTCATCGTCTCTACTGGTAAGCCAAGTCTTATGTTTTAGGTCGCTTTCCAGTATCGCCGCATGAATACCTGAATTTTGTCCAAAAGTGGTCTCCGTCACTGCGATGGCTCGTGCCCGCGAGGTAGTCGCTTCTGTGAATACGCTCTTGATTCGCCCGGTGATTTCGGTGATAGACTCCTTCGCTTCCTGGCCGGCCTTCAGTTGTGTCTTGATCTTATCGAGGGTAGTTTTCTGTATATTGCTGAACATCTTGGCTCGCGCCCCCAGCGCATGGGCAATTACCGGCGAGTCAACTGAAATGCTGCCCTTCATTTTCCATTTATCGAAGGCGAAACGGGCCGAATTCAGCATTAATCCGCGTTCAAAAGTCTTCCATTCGCCTAAAAATTCAGCTTCCCAGGTCTTAGGATCGAAGATTTCATCGGCAGTGACGAAGCGAGCGACCACTTCCGGGGCCGATTTCTGCGTCTGGAGCGCAGCCACGACCGCCTTTTCCTGCTTTTCAAAGAGGGATTTCATCGTTTTAGCAAAGGAATTCTCGTATCTTACCCGCCTTTTAGCCAATACTCCGGTGATCAAAGCCCGGTGTTCCTCGTCATGACTGCGGGTTACGTCAAAGAATATGTCATCCGCGAACTCGGCCGCCTGTGAAGGTGCTGCGTAGTCGCTTACCGTTATCACTCCCCAACTGATAAGCGGTTCATTCATTGCCGGAGTATTAATAGGTGGTATCCTAAAGAATACCTCGCGAGCATGGTTTCGACTGACAACCCCGTTCTTAATTCCCCAATCAAGCTCCTCTCGCAGGTTGGTTCTTCGATATTGCAGAACCTTCACAGAGGGATATTGCCATTTGACCTTAATATTCTCCGTAATCCCCAGCTTGGAGATCATTGCCCTTGCAATAATCGCGCTGGCAATATCTGACATTGGGTCAATGCAGTCCTCCCAAAAAGCTAAATTCATTTCGTCGGAGTTTGCAACTACTCCGCTATCGTCCCATATTCCCATTTTATTCGCAGGGACGCAAAATATGCCTCCGATTTCAATCTTTGTCCACTTGCGGGAGGCGAGGACTTCAGCCTCGCGGTTGGTCATAGACGGGTTGTGAATATCCCAGGACTTGTCAAGGATCAGTGATTTATGGAAATTCTGTTGCCCCTCGTATTTATTGCGAATAATGGCGGAGGTTTTATCAAACGATTTTTCATCAATATTATCTTTATTCGTAAATATCAGTCCGGTATTAATGCCCTGCTTGTAGAAGTTCAATCCGAATTTAACAGCTGATTGTTCTGTTAGGACGTTACCTGCGGCGGCGGCAAGTGGTGACAGGCCATCGTAATCGTTATGTGGGTCAATATATCTCTTGTAAATGATCTGCTCACCCGGAATGTCAATCTTATGACCATTGACCATGTATTCGACTTTTTCAATGTAGCGGTCACTGCCCGGAATAAGCCTCGCATTGTCAGAATACAGAACCTTAAAGCCAATGGTTTTTGTCCGGGCCTCATTCGGTTGACACCAGATTATTACCCGGCCTGACAGGTCGAGGGACATCCATGCCTTTGTCCAAAAATCTTCATAGTCGTCAATAGTGTTAGGGAAGAATATAGGCTGCAAATCTTTGCGGTCATTGATGACCTTGCCCGCGCTATTCGTAAGTTCAGGGGTGAGCTTCAGAAACCCGTGAGTGCGCCCTCGAATAGCCTGGTAAACGGATGCAGTCGCTCCATAGGCATCGAGGTAGTTCAGATGAAACTTATCATCTTGAGTATCGCCGTAAGATGCGGTCGTTAGGACATCGACCCCGTTGATAGTCACGTAATCGCCGACTGCCCGCTCAAATGACTTCGGAAATAATCTCCGTAATAGACTCGGCTTCATGCGACTCCTGCGTAGAATACGTGTTCATCTGTCAGTGATTTAAATGCTCCACTTGATGCGTCCACCCGGTCATCGTGCGTCCCTTTTGTCGGGAATGAGTGAAGCTCCCGGATATAAGCATCGTTCCACTTGCCAGTCAGCAGCTTCACATTGCCGACCTCCGCCTGCGAGGCAAGCGGTTTCGCATAAGTCAGCTTATCCTTAGTCGCCGGGATGCCCTTGACATCGTAACCAGCGAGTAGTTTCACAATGGTTGCAGTCTGATATTTACCCGCTCCCGGGTCTTGCCAACAGCGAATTTTACAATTATGACCATCCTGTGAGGCGGTGTTCTTCAGTGCGCTATCAATTGCGTTTGCTGTGCCCCTGAACCTGACCTCGTCCGCGAATACAAATGTTCCATCGGGGTATTTATACAGCTTCATTCCGACCGTCCAATCAGGATCGGAGCTGTTTACATCTTTTTTTTCTGACCAAGCGAAATCCCAATATCTGACACACTCAATCCAGCCTGCTGGTAATGCCTCGATAATCGGAAACCATTCCGTCCTGAAAACCTTACCTGCACTGAACCGGATTGCCCAATTGCCATGAAGGAACCGCTCTTGATCGACCGGGTGCATCGCTTTCAGGCTTGCCTTATAGCCGGGATTCGATCTCAGGAGTATCTGATTGTCATCCAGCTTCGAAGGAATGAAGGTAAAAGATTTTGGTTCACAGTCAGGGCCAAATTGCAGGATGAGCTTCTTCCTGGTATCCGCCCAGAATATCTCATCATTGATTCTGCAGAACCATCGTATTTGTCCGCAGCGTCCATAAAACGGATACTCAAGATTCTCGTCCAGATACCAGCTAATCATTTCCTTAACGAATGAATCCGGATCTGGATTGCAGGTCAGTCT